GTGACATCTTACCAATAAATTATATCTTCTGATATATTTATTAAAGTAATCCCTTGTCTCTATCTTCTTTTGCTTCTTTCTCTTCTAATTCCTTCTGTTTCTTAAGTTGTCTATTAGTCCAAATACCTACTGCTATGATACTTAAGTATGTAAGTGTATCATCTAACATAACAAGAAAAAATATTGTTGATCCACCAAATCTGATCCACTCTGGAAATGGTTTGATTAATCTACCACCTATCCTACGAAATTGTGCTTCAAACTTAAAGTATAATATGATGAGTGCTGTGATTACAAACTCACTATATGGTACAACAAAGTAGCATGATAGAAAGATAAACAGGGGCCAGTAGTGTCTTTCATCAATTTTTTTAACAAGGTTTAAGTACTTGTTGAATAATTTTTTAAGCATAATTGAAATTAATAACTAAACGATAGTCTGAGTTAGATGTAGTTGTACCTGTATGTTCCGTATGATTTGGAAATGTCACAAATCTATTAGCAACTGACTCTACTATAGTACCATCTTCAAACTTAGTATATCCATCACATGTATTCATGTAAAAGATTGATGTTTTCATGTGATCTTTGATAGGATGAAACTCTGAGTCTGTGACATCATGATGAAAACCATGTTCTATCACTTTTCCTTGATTAGGCATTATATTTGCCTTAATCTTAAATATAGAAATTGGTTGTATGACTCTTAATACAGGATGTAATATGTTTATCGTATCATCTACAGGAGAATATCTCTCATAAAATAGATGAGTAAATTGCATATTATTACCTGCATTTTGGTCATTATCATTAACAACTTTAGATGTGTACCAAGGAAAATTCCATGCCATCAATTCCGAGTGCATTTGTTCAAATTCTCTAATAGGTAGAAAATTATCTTTTATGTCAATCATTTTTCAATTACTAATATATGTAATCCGTTCCACCAACTTTTATCATCTTCTGCTATCTCTGTCCTAAGTGTTCTTTCAAAGATTACATTCTTATCTTCTTGAAACTTCTTAGCATTGTCCACTACACCATTAAAGTTAGCATCATCTATGACTAAAATATAAGTATCCTTTGCCTGTTCATGTAAATGTTCTAAGTTTTTATTCATATTATCACCCACTTCACCATCATAGAATATAACATCAGGTCTATACTCTTTATTAGGCAACCATTGTAATACAGGTTTGACAGCAAATCCAACTGAGGTATCAAGATTCATCCATTTATCTGCGTTCTTGACCATTTCATCTATTGGATTTTCTACATCAAACTTTTTACCTAAATCTTTTTTCTTTGGTTTGATGACTCCATCACTAAAATCATCTATAGCATATGCGTTTACTGCACTGTTCTTAAATAATGCTGCAAATAGTGTACTACCCATGTAGCAACCAACATCAGCATATACTGTGCCACGTTCTGAACATAGATTATTTAATAAGTGTCTGACTTTATCAGATGATAATCCTAAAACATCATATCCTTCTGGATTAAACCTAGAATTGTCATCCGTTGCTGCGTCAATAGCTCGGATCACACGATCCACATAAGGATTCATAGTACGTTTCTCCCTCTTCAATGCTGATTCTACCACAGATTCACAATAGTTGCAATCCCAACAATCAAATCTGCAACTTTTAATTTTGTTTCGCCATATATTTATAGGTGCATCCTTAACCTTGACATCTTTCATATACACATCAAATTCTGGATACAATATATCTTTACCTTCATCCCAACGTTGTATCAAGTCTAGTGACTCTTTAAATCTGGTTGCTGACTCTCTACCATGCAACTTAAATACATCTATGACATCTAAAAACTCTTCCCAATCCTCTCTCCAAGGCGGTAGATTCGCTTCTTTTAATGAATGTGCAGGGTCATAAGCATCCCAACGTGAGCAAGATACTCTACTAATATCACTATTAAAATACTGAGGGTCACTATCTTTCCTTGTACTATTATAATGATAATGTTCTGGCATAATAGGACATCCACCCCAACAATGCTCATTTGCAAGTAAAGATAGTTTTACTGGATTACCTTTCTCTGCACAATATTCTTTTGCTTGCTTGAGTCTATCTAAGAGTGGTCTATCTCTCATCACATCACGATCAAGATTAATGTAATAAAAACCTGCACTAGCAAGTGATACTATTTCATTAGGTTTTGATACCTCTCTGAGTATAGTATTCTTAATTTTTAATTCTGGATATTCTTTCTGTATCTGTCCTGTCATTACCCATGATGTATGGGGAATGGTTGCTATTCGTACACCATTATCATATAAAAATTTAAAATTGGTGATAAATTCCTCAAGATTTTTTTGATCTGGTTTCACCCATATATTATTGAATGTAGCAGATAATGGTAGTTCTGTCTTTTGAGCAATATAAAATGCGTTCTTTACTGCCTGTTTACTATCATTTACACCACGAAATACATCCCCCATTGCGTCTTGCATAAAGGGTGGCATCCTCGTAGTAAAATACAGGTCGTATATTAAATGCTTATGTTTATTAAGAAAAGGTATTACCTTATCTTCAATATCATCAGGACTTATCTTCGGGTTTATCGGAAGGGAGAATAGATCTTCCTGTGACATTGTTGTGTGCATAATCAGTTAGGACTCCTGTAGTATCAAACATTTGTGGTGTCTCATTTTCCATGAGGTGCTCGACCTTTTTCTCTGCTGCTGCTTTGATCTTACCTATGTTGATATTCATAGCAGTAGAATATGTTAATGCAAGATCGGTCACTGCTGCTTGATCTTCTGGTGACATCATTAACATACTATCAAGATTACCTGCCTGTAATCTACCAGTTGTTAATAAATCAAGAGCAGATTGCTTTGCCATCCTTGCAATCCAATACTTATGCTCTTCTTTCTCTTCAATCTCTTTATTCAATACAGTTTCTTTAAGTTCTTCAAAGTCATATTCCTCATCAGGATTTTTTCCTAACTTCTCTTTGATAATTCTAAGTAAACCTTCTATCTCATCCTTTGATTGACGCATTTTATTATCCCACACCTGTAGGTCAATATAAAGTAATTCTAACTCATACTCCTTATCTTGCTTATAAAATTTATTTTCCTCCTCTTCCATTTCTACCTTCGTACGTTCAATATCATTTTTCGTACGTTTATATTGTATGGTCACTTTTTGTATAGCATTGAGACGAGTCTGTATTTCCATGATCGCCTGTCTCATTTGTCGCCAAGGAGTGACTTGTGAGTTTACTACAAAATATTTGTTTTGATATTCCGTCTGCCCGAAAAACTGTGAGTCTGTCCAATCAATTAAATTCTTATCAAATTCACTCAAGTCCCAACCTTCATTAGCTGTGACTTCCATGTCTGATAATGTCTTTTCAAATGGAATAGAAACCTTAGGTTTCCTATGTCCTTTAGAACTGGATTCCGTACTTAATTGATTCTTTTCTGCTGATGAGTCCTGTTTCTTCATCCTTTGTGCACCTTCCGTAATCTAAACATTGTTCACTTGTCATTGCTACACCAAAGTAATCTTCTAAGAATACATTAATCTCTGCTACATTAGCACAAGATTTTAATTTGGTTATCAATGTTTGTTCTTGAACTGCAAGGTCATAGACTTTAGTTTTCCATGATGCTTGCTTCTCAATCACTATAGCAGCAAAGTCTGCGGTTGTCAATCCTCTAACCTCTGCTAATCTATGTATCAGTTTTGTCTCAAAGGAATTATCAGCAATATATGCGGTTGCCTCACATAATTGATCTACCCATGTTTCTCTTTCTAAGAAACCCCATGAGTCATATAATGTTGAATATCTTTCTTCAAATATCTCTTGAATCTTTAATGTTATTACCCCTTTCATAAAAGGATTAACATACTTAGCACCAAGTGTAGAGTCAACTGCTACCTTTTCTTTTAAAGTTGTACCACTATCATCTACACCATATTCAGATTTCATACTTCTGACTTCACCCCAATATCTCATACCAAAACTTGCTGTATTATAGTCAAATCTTAGATAGTGTATATGAGGTGGTATATACTGGAATTGTTCATCATCTAAAGAATAGTATTCCAAAGCAAGGTTTTCACCCATCTTTGTGCCTACAGTTGCAATATGAGGATATTTTTCTTCGTCTATGACGATTATGTCAGGATTCGTTGCCATTAGTAATTAGGAATAGTTGTACCGTAGTCGTATTGCACTGAACCACCAGTAGTTGTACCAGATATTGAACTGGATGAACAACAGTGAGCAGAACTCATACCATCGTGACCAGTTGGGGGTGATGATCCACCAAGATTATTATATGAATCGGTTCCATAGTTCACCTTGAAGGTATTATTGTTCTGAGCACCATTGTAGTTTCCTAAACAGTATCCCTTTCTCATACCCATTTCAAAGTTTTCTTCACCCATATTACCAAAGTCAAGACCTCTAACCTGTATGCCTGTAGTATCATCAACCTTTTGATTACCATTTTGTGCGTTATTACCAGTTCCAACGTACATGTGACCGATCATAGTAGGAAGTATTTTCTTCCATCCATCACCACCTGGTCCGTGGTTCCATGATGTCCATGATTCGTTTGCCCATCTAAATCCTGCTCTTGAACCTGATCTCTTCCACCATCCCATGAGTCTACCATGTCCTCCCCATGTTGGGTCATCACCACCATCATTCTGATCAGGTGGGAATCCAGAAGTTCTCATGACCTCTGTTGTAAGATTAAATACGTCAGTTCTTGCATTACCACCACCATGTAAGTAAGAATATCCTCCTGCAAATACATGATCTTGGAATGAACCCATAGATGCTCTATTTACTGTCATATCCCATGCAGATTGATGAGCTATACCTGCTTCATTTGTCATACTAAAACCAGAGGTATATGTTGATGATCCTCTGTATGTGTTCTCCATTGAGTGATAGAAGTGTCTCCTATCATTCCATGATCCAGACATATATGCACCTGATCTGTCTAGTGTATCTCCTAAGTTTGTTGATGTATCAGTAGCATGAACTGTTCTATTAACATTACTCCAAGGTGACCCTGATCTATATCCTCCTCCTACATATCCATGTGTCCAAATTCTTGCCATTGACCAATCGGTATCTGTACCATCCAAAGACCAAAATGCGTTTGTACCATCAGATTTAAGTGAAGCATTAACTGAATAGTCATCACTATATCTACTTGTACTCTGTGTCGGTATTCCACCTGCACCTGCAATAGGTCCCCACTCTGTGACATTTGTAGTAGAGTTATGTGCGTATCCTTCAAAGGTTCGATCGGTACTATTGTAGCGGAACATACCTTCTACTGCCGATCCTGGTCTCTGTACTGTAGTTCCTACAGGAACTATCATACCATCTGTATTTGCAATATCGAGACTTACCCTCGGTGAGGTAGTTCCAATACCAACTCGATTATTAGCAGAATCTATGTAAAAAGTTCCTGAGTCAAAATTAAAATTTCCATTAGAAACCAACTGAAACTCAGCAGTACCACCACCGCCACTCAGAGAAACAACTTTATCAACATTTAATTGAGACATTTCAGTATTTTATCCTTCGTATTATTTATCAGATACCGTACGTATCTTTGTAGTAATCATAAATTTGTTGCCTTTCTGCCTGTGTAATATGTCTATTATAGACCATAAAGACACCAAAACCACCTGCATTTTGAGATGAACTATGAGGATTTCGACTACTATCACCCCATGCACCTATGTGGTGGAATCCTCTTGCAAATCTACTATTGCTACTATTGATAGTAGCACGAGCATTTGCTTCATCCTTGAAAAAACATTGATAGTTAGGAGAGTATTGTCCAGATTCATATGAAGATAATCTCCATGTGTACATATTTAATTTAGTATCCCAGTCAGGAAACTGGTTAATATCATATCCAGTATCATTAAAACCATTACCACCATTATCATACATACCAAGATTCTTTGTACCATCCTGTACAATGATATGATGGTCACTATTTCTTGATCTCAATGGTGTTCTCCATTGACTATCAGAGGTTCTCCATTTTAAGAAAAAGATGACAGATAAATGAGGAAAATAAGGTGTATCTGTATAATTACCCTGTGAAACTAATTTAGCACAACCAGAACCATTTTCAGAAAAATCCATATATTTGACAACTTGACCATTAATATTGTCCTGAGCATATCTATCTGTAGGTATGGCAGTATGGAAATTATTTCCACTTATATCATACCAGTAGTTTGCATCTTGATCACTTGCCTGAGGTTTTAATGATCTTTCATTATTAGCATCTAACCACATGAATAATCCCTTACGAGGTACATCAGTAGTTGTAGAAGAAGCAGTTGAAGTTGCACTCTTCATCAAGTTTACCCATACAGTACCATTATATCCCTCTACAGTTTGTTCAGTTGTATTATAACGTATCTGTCCTGCGTCTGGTGCTGAAGGTCTATCTGCTGTTGATCCTGCAGGTAATATTAAACCAGAATCAGGGTCAGCAGCATAACCACCTCTTATTAATAAATTGGCACTAGGAGCAAAACGAATCTCAAAATTATGATCCGAGTTTGCTACTAATTGTTCTACTCTTAATGTACTCATCTTACAAAGAAATAACCTGGATGACCTTGACCACTGGCAGGACCTGAACCATAGATACCTGCTGAGGTAGTACCAGTATAACCCCACAGAACTCTATTATTACTATAACGAGATGTCTGATTGCTAGATGGATTTGAGTGATAATCAAATATTTTATAATTGTTATCATATAATCTAATATGCTCCCATCCGCCAGGTTGCTCCCAGTTGTAAGGATATACATGAGAGACTCTAAAGTTTCCTTCTCGTCTGTCACCCTGACGACTATCCCCACCAGTATTTAACGCACTATGATATTGAATACCGCCACGATATTTAATGAATGAGGCATAGTTCCATTCATCATTTGCTACTGTACCACCATTGTATGTATCATATACACCGCCTGGTGGTTGTGTATTATTCTTTGCTAGTCTTACATTTATTGTCTCTTCACCGCCATTAGCTCTTGAACATACATCACGAATGAATGTATCAGCATACTTCCTACCATTTGTTTCACTGTAATAATTACCAGATACAGGAACATATTGTGCTGTCACACCATCAATTGTTTGAGAATATAAATTATCTGCTTCAAATATTCCGTAATGATTAGTTGATGACGATCCTGCAGTCATAACACATACCCATCCACCATCATAATTATCACAATCAACATAACAATATGTTGGAGAATCATATCCTATGGGTTGTATCCAATAATAACCAGAGGGTCTACCTGCCTGTTTTATTGCTCTACCATTTCTAGCAGGTGTACTATAATTACCTGCAGTATTACCTGCTGAACCTGCAACTCCTACACTTATCCATGTGCTGTTATTATAAACTTCAAATGAAGCAGTTGTAGTATTAAATCTTATTTGTCCTACCTTACTATTAGATACACTAGGTCTTTCTGCAGTTGTGCCAGTAGGAACTCTGTGTGCACCTCTATGAGCAAACTTCAGAGTACCTTCAATCTCTAGGGTATGTCCAGTCGAAACATTGACCTGATCTACAGTTTGCGGAGTACCGCCCATTTGACTGACGTTTAATTGACTCATGTTTATGTTTTATCAAATGTTAATGGATATGCTGCCCATCCACCTTGAGTTCCTACTGAAGGATATGCAAGTGCAGAGGAATTAATATCGACCATTTCAAGCATATACCAACGATAACCTGCTGTGTTATTAAAAGATCTAGATACTTGTCCTCCTTCACTACCAGAACCTGATCCACCAAAGTGAAGTCTATCAAGATATGTCCAAAGATTTGCTGTCTGAGTAAAGTTTCCACGATGAACATCTTGGTTAGATCCCCAGACGTTTACATTACCAACCATGTTTGCATGTTTATACCATCTGATTCTATTTAACACTTGTCCAAAATCCCACTCAGTCACCTTAACTGCAAAAAACTGTGGCCAGTTGACATTACCTGGACTGCTATGTCCTGTATGAAATGCAAAATCATTACTATCTGTTGATGAAACATACTCTAAGAATGAACGTGTATTAGTTGTTGCACTTAAAGTTTCATCACCAGTTGTACCATCATTATATCTTAATCCTTCAAATAGTATTGGATTTTCTGTTCCTGTGACTCCTTGATGATTTGTGTTTATTGCTCCCTCTGCTACAGTAAATCCTCCACCTGTACCAATAGTACCGACTGCTCCTGCTACATTTGTAGTTCCTGCCTCATTTACCCATACATTATCCTTATATAATCTTAATCCTTGTGTCTCAGCATTATACTGAATACTACCAGTTTCATGTGGTGAATCTTCTTTTGCAGTATCAGCACCACCATCAGCAAATGTTGATGCACTTGCTCCTCTTTCTAGTTGTGCTCCTACCCACCATATACTTCCACCGTTATGTCCACTATCAGGACCACCAACTCTAACTTGAAGATTAGTGGTACTAGCACTACTTAGTGTTCTTGTTATTGAAAATCTTGTCCATGTTGTTGGTATAGTAATAGCGGTATTATGTGCGACTGTATAACTTCCACTATCAGGGCATTCAAAAAGATACAACTCACAATTACTTTGAGTTCCAGATGCTTTTGCGTATATACTAAAAGTCCACTGTTGTCCTTGAGCAGCAGGGCAAACATTATATGCTGATGAATTATATGTATTTGTATATGAATCATTACCAGTAGTGACCATCTTTAATGGCACTCCACCTATACCTGTAGGACCTGCTGTTCCAGTATCTCTAGTTAATGTACATCTAACACCGCTATTCCATCCTACATTAGTAGCATCATTAGGATTTGGTGTGAATAAATCTAAAGGATAGAATTTATGGGCAAGAAAATTTTTTGAACCATATACAGGTAAATCCTGATATGACTGTGAGGTTAAAAATCTAACATCACCCTCATGTGATATAGTAGATTCTTTGGTAAGAGTAATCTTAAAACCAGAATTACTTGTACCTTGTAAATATCCAACGTTTAGTTGACCCATTACCTAACACTCCAACTACCACCTGATTCTATGGTGACTGTATAGTTATTTGCGATCGTTATTGGACCTGCACTCATACCGTTAGCAAACTCTGCACCTGCTGTAGGTCCTATGGTCAAGTTTTCTGATATGGTATTTGCATTTGTACGAACTATACTATCTGTTCCTAATGAAGGTCCTCCTCCTGCTAGTGCTGCCCAACCTGCACTTCCTGTACCATCATCTGCCTTGTAGATTTCAGCAGAGTCATTTGTTGAGTTAAATCTTATCGTACCAACATCTATACCTGTAGGTCTTTGAGCTGTACTACCTACAGGTAATTTTAAAACACTATTGGTATTCAAAAACTTTAATGTTGTGATAATTGCACTTGTAGTGTTAGCAATCTGGTTTCCAGATATTCTTGAAATAGCCATGAGATTAGATAGGTAATTCTAAGATGTGAACTGTGTCAGTTGATAGAGGTGCATCCCCAGATGAGAATACAACGTTAGCACCATTTGTATCCACTGTGTAGTTAGTTCCTGCAATCTGTGCTACACCATTGAGGAATACTAACAGTGAATCATCAGAGTGTTTGATGCCTCCACCATATGTTGTGACTGCGAAGGTTAATGTATTACCATCCCCTGTATAAGATTTAGTAATATATTTATCTGATCCAACAACACCTCTACCAGTACCAACAACGTCTCCGTCAATTCTAACTGAACCATTAATTCTGACTCTGTAAGTTGTATCAGGTGCTTCTCCTAAACCTATATGTCCATTACCTGTGGTAGATATGTTAATATCTCCTGTGTCTGTCAGTCCAAACTCTTTAAATGCACCACCATAGTATATCCAACCTAGTGATTTACCTGGTGTCCAGTTGATATTGTAAACTATATCTCCATCAGCAGGTGTATCATATCCTGTGATATTAGAGAAGTCTGGTAGTCCACTTGCATTTTCTGGTGCTAGTAAAGTCTGTTTAATAACAGTACCATCTTGGTTAAAGTATGTAAGTTTCTTAGCAGATATATTATTAGTAAATGTACTCTGTCCTTGGAATGTGACAGGACCTGCAAAGATAGATTCTAACTGGTTTGATGCTCCACCAATAACAGTTATCTTGTCCGTTAGAACCAACTCAGAGAATGTTTCAATGGTTGTGCTCTCTTCACCAACAACGTTTAACTGTGCAACATCTTCGTTAGTGATCTGACCTGTGACTGGGTTGATAACCTGATTACCAATGAATAGATCACCATTTGAGTTCAATCCTGAGTAGAATGAAACTCCTCCCTCTTCTTTAATTGACTGTGAGAATCTAATTTGCTCTTGAGTTAGAGTTTCTACCTGTGTCTGAGGGAACGCTGTACTGTAGTTACCTGGACCAAAACCAAGGTATTCAAACGTATGGTTTCCTGATCTTAGGATAGAGTGTCGTCTAAACTCTACGTTAATTGGTGCTACTGTACCATCATTATTTTCTCGTATATTAATCTTTCTTACTTCTTCGTCTCCTGCTCGTGCAGTTAACTCTACGTTAGATAATCTTTTATTAACTGAGTCATAGTTAGGTGTAGTACCTGGTTGTGTCCATCCTGTATCTGTTAGTAAGAATACTGTTGATTCCTTTGTAATAGATAACTTTGGATCTTTAACAGGTGGCGATGCACCATCTGTTGCATTAACAAGACCAATGGTGACATTATCTGCAACTGATGTTGCAGCAGCAGGATCAGCGATTGGATTATCTCTGTCAAATGTAGGATAAACTTCATTGACATTTTGAGAGAACTTCCTATCATCAAAGTTAGAAGTTGTAGGTGATATAGATCCACATAAGAGAGTTATGTAGTAGATACCATCGTCAGTACCTCTTACAAATGGTTGTACAACCTCAATGTCATAGATGTAGAAACATCTTTGTAAATTAAATGATGTAGTATCACTATTCAATGGTTGCATAACATAACCAGAGAGGGGATCTCTTGGTAATGGATTGGTCTTATCTTTATCAATTACATATCTTACACGATATGTTCTATCTTGTAAGTCTCTTGGGTCAGGTATTCTCTTGAGGAATGTAGTTGGTGTGAAGTTAACTGTGTTATATGTTGTGTTAGTAGATAAAGTTGTATAGATTTCATTATTTACTGAACTGACTGATAGATACCATCCACCGACTGATCCTGCTACACCGCTAATTGTATATGTATTAGCATCATATTGTAATGGAGATCCAACAACACCTGCTGCCAAACCAGAAACACTAGGACCATAAGGTGATATGCTTGCAGATTGTACACTTGCATCAGTTGCACCCTGTGCTACAAGTAAACAGTTTATTTTATCTGCTATTGCACTTGCACCTGTACCATCTTGTCTTGCTCCTACTGCAAAACCCTGTACTCTTGTTGTTGGTGGAGATGCTTCTACAGTATAACCATATAGATATAACCTTGTACCTGGTGTACCACCCTGTCCTGCAAGTGATGCGTTGATAGTTTTAGTTCTCTGGATGTCAATGTTAACCCAGTTAATTGATGTCTCTTCACCAAAGATTACGTTTCCATTTACAGCACCAGTATTTGAAGCTGTAAGTGTCAATACTCTTGTGCTTACGTTTATATTTCCGACTGTCGCTCCTACTCCAATATTAGTTCCTGTGATAGTCATACCTTGTATGACACCATTTACACTACCATCATTTGCTAACGTAATTGTATTTGTTCCACTAGCACCAGTAGCAGTTGTAGAGATAACATTTAAAGCTTTAGGTGGTATTATATGTGTTAATGCACCTGCCTTATCTTTAGAGAATGCTTTTGCTTTGAATCCTGCTGATCTCAATGCAGTATTACCAAAGTTAGAGTTAGAGTTGGTGATTGACATATCACCACCACTTAATGCAGTAAAGTGACCTTGATATCCCACAGCGAACACAGAAACTGCCTGTATGAATGAATCATTACTACACTTGATGTGTTCATGACCCCATCCCTTTCTATACTCAGCGAAACCATCTAAGTGTGCACCATCTCCTGCTGTTGCTACATCATAGTTTCCAGTTGATGCATTATATCTTACAAATGCTCTGTCATCTTTCTGTAGTGATAATCCAGTAAACTGTGCCACAACCATTGATTTGAAACCAGTTGCCTTTGCACCGTTTGCATGCATACCATTCATACCCCATACACTTCTTAGTGATAGGTTAAATGCGTATGGTGATGCAGAGTCAACAGTATCAATCTCAGTTTTAACTGCAATGTTTGAACCTACAGCATTACCAGTTGGTTCTCCCTGCATTTGATAGGTGAATACGTTTCCAGATGCAGATGTGACAGTAAATGAACCATTATATAAACCTGCGTCTGCTTCAGACTGTGATCCAGTCGAACCAGTGACACCACTAACGTTGATGTTTACACCAACAGAGAAGCCATGATCTCTAGGATCATCAAATTCATCAACTGTGACTGCTGTTGCAGTCTGACCATTACGTGTGATCTGTAATACTCTGTATTCATCAGATATAGGACCAACGATTCTGTTTTCCTCAACCCTTGCCTGTATTTGGTCAGTTGAAGGATCACCAGATGTATCAGGTATTGTAGCAAATGCTTTAGATACTTTCTGATAATATATCTCTAAGTCAGTTCTTGCTAGAATATTTGATACTGCAGAGTAGTCAGCGTTAGGAACTGTACCGTTTGCAATAAGAGTTGATAAAGGATTAAGACCATCAGCAAACTCAAAACATGTAAGTCTATGATGAGAAAACTTAGGTGCTAAAGTTGAGACTGAATCAGGTTTGAAATATACTCCCTCCTCTGCTCCATCAAAGAATGAGAACTGCCAGAAGTATGTACCACCAGTGACTTTGAAGATTGCTGTTCTTGGTGGAACCTGAGCTTCCGTATTAATACCTTGAGCTGGATATGTAGTGGGATATGGAACGTATTTTGGAATTATTTTAGTTCTTCTGAGGTCTGTACCAACAACAGAACAACCTCTAGGTACAATAATACCACCTTCGACTGAGTTATATTTGTAGAGAACATTGTTAGGAGAAGTTAAGTCTAGGTTTGAGTTTGCATCAATAGGTGCAACGTTTGTATATAAAACATCGCCTGGTCTATTGTCTACGACATACTCAGCAGGGTAGAGCATGATACTAAAAGCATCAAACTCGTCATTACTTAAACCAACTCTATATGAAAATCTTGCTACTTCTAAAAATGCTCTCTGTAAACTTTTAAACGGACGCAATGCAGAGTTACCCCTGTTGTCAATCGCATCAGATGCATCGAAATCGTCTGGGTTGACATATATGATACGTCCAGTTCTGGACGTAATAATATTCTTGAGTCTCGTTAGTGACATTTAACTATCGCCTTTTAGTTATTTATTGAGTGAGGTTAACCGCTTGCAGCGTTATCTGCTGCTGCACTTTCGTAGGTTCTTGTTGTGAATCCAGTAGATGAATCTTCAAATCCAATGAGAACAAAGTTTGCTTCTGCTGCTGCACATTCAACAATCAGTCTTTCACCAGGACCGACTACCAATGATTTAATTTCTTCTGCACTATCTGCAGCAAGGGTATTATCTTTACGAAGATACTCTTGTGTTTCTACAGCAGTTGTGGCAACGTCAATGCTACTTACAGTCACTGCAGTTCTTGTTGCACCTGCTAATTTAGGGCAATCTTGGAAAGTAGAACTCGTTGTAAAATCAGCAGAGTTAATTCCCTTGACCACATATGCAGTTGTACCCGAATAACTACGGATATACCCATATGCACCTGCAGTTTGAGCAGTAATGGTATATGTCACACCTCCGAATAAAAATTGATCGGTAGAGTTTGTCCATGTACCTGTGATATCATAAACATATAATTGAGTATATGTAAAAGAATCAGAAGTTGTTAGATATCTATCTGAACCACCATAACCTGCACCTGCGTTTCCTGAGGTAGTTCCCTCATAAACATATAATGAACCAGTTAAACTAGCATCTTGTGAAAAATCATATTGAACGTAAGCACCACTAGAACCTGCAGTTCCATTAGTTGTCTTACCTGTAGTATATTCTGTACCATTATCAGTTGTTGCGGTGAAGTCGCCATCAGGACCATATTCACCATTAACAGTTGTTGATAGTTTGAATACCAAACCACTCATTGATGAGTCTGCTACGTTAAAACGATATACTCTGTCAGTAAAAACTGTAAGTGTGACACCGAGATACATTTGCTCAGTACCACCAGACTCTGTGAATGTAAATTCGTTATTAGCAGTACCAATACCACCAGTAGCTATTGTACCAGTAGCACCACCAGATGCAGTTATACTATCACCTGCAGCAAATTCAGATCCAGATCCTGCAAGTGTTGTAGGACCTATGGATACGATTGTACTTCCTGATCCTTGTGCTACTGCAAAAATTGTAGCAGTTGCTGTATTACCACCTGATCCTGTGACAAATGTTTCACCTACAGCAAAATTACCACTAACACTCTCTACAGTGACAGCACGAACTGCACGTTTCTTTACAACTATTTCAGTAAATGGGGGAATATAAAATGACTCAAACTTAAAAGTAGATTCTGCATCAACAGAAGTTATTGTCGTTCCACCTGTCAAGTTTGCAGTTTTAGGTAGAGCAGTGTTCAATGTCATCAAATAACCTGTGATTGCATCACCTTCATGTAAAAGATAACTAGATGAACCCAATGTCATCTTTTGATCATAATTTTTAAGAGCAACATCATACGTAGTTCCTGATCCACCTTGCTCATTTACAGTTAAAACTGTACTTGCAGATGCATCAACAGGTGCTGAATACAATAGAGTATTCGTAGCACCAGACGGTTTTGATTTTGCTAAAATTCCTTGTTTAGCCATTTATTAGAATCCAGAATAAAAGAATTGTTGTTGTCTGGTCAAACCAGTTAAGTTATTAGCACCGATACCTGCACCAAATGTAACATCATCAAGTGTAACGTTTTCTGTAGATAACAGAGTAGCGTTAGCATCAGGGAACTTAATAACACGAGGACCTGTAATACCCTCTGCCGATAAAGTTATCTGACCTGCAGTATTATTTGGAAATTTAATTGCAGGTGAAACAAGTGATTTGTTTGTAAGATCCTGCGTAGCAAGTTCAGATACCAGAGTGTTCGTAGCACCTGAGTTATTTAGTTGATTCGTAGGGGGAAACTGAAAACTTTCGTTAGAAACTGTGTTTTGATTTGCAATACTAAATGTTATCTTTTTAGTAATATCAGTAGGATCTGCAAGTATAGCAGTCAACAGTGTTTTACCAGATAAAATTTGTGTTGCTGTAGTACCAACCAACGTAATATTTTGATCAGGAACTGTGATAGTTCTGTTAGCAGTTAGAGAAGAAGTATTAAACTGAACATAACTTGTTCCAGATTCAGCGTTCTCCGTTAATTTTAGATTGACGAGAGTTTTATTCAAAGATGTCTGTTCTGCTTTTGTATCTAATAATGTAGATGCAGTTGCAGTAGGTTCAGCAGTTGTAGTCACTGTACCTGCGTCAGGTAAGAAGTATGAACGTCTTGCACCTGATGTTATCGCCCAGTTAAGTTGAAATATTGCCTCATCAGTATTATCCGTGATAACAAGATTATCCTCATCTATAAGAATAGTTTTATTAGTTAATGTTTGTTGTGTATCAGCACCAACTAAAGTTGTACCATTACCAGATGTAATAGCAGGTAGTGTCATGATTCTGGTATTAGTACCAGTACCAACATTACTTACTTCAAATCTTGCTTTAGGTCCTTGTGCATCTTCCAATACGAAAGATTGATCTCCAATAAGGAATTGTCCTGTGACTTTTACAGCACCAGTGCCTTTAGGTGCAAAAACAATATCAGCATTATTAGCAACGTCATCTACAGCAGTGACATATAATGATGTACTACTTGCAGTATTGACAATACGAGTCATGTATAAACCACCATCACCAAATGCAATACCTACTTGATCATAGGCATTTTGGTATAGTCCACTGTCTCTATCTAAGTCAAAGGCTAGACCAGGTGAATCTTTTGTACCTTGTGCAAGACCTTTAAATAACTGATTTACTTTTGCTTTTCTGTTAGGAATCAATGGATCAGATACCACAACAGGGAGAATCGCTTCTCCCGACAAGTTAGCATCTGAAATTGTTTCTAACTGTGATATCTTTTTAGTTGCCACGAATAATCACACCTTTTGTTACAAGAATTATTTATAAGACATCATCGTCTTTGTTCTGGAGAAGTAGGTTGTATAATTTACCTGCTTTATCCAATTCATTACTATAATATTTTATTCTGTCTTCTACTTCTGAGAGTATGAGTTCATACTCCATCTCTGCTGTCTGTACCCTACTAGGGAATTGAATTACCTTCGCCATCTTTCCTCCGTAGTTTTGAAATGAACAGTTTTAATCGTTTTTTAGCTTGACGGAGTTTCTGAGGTTTAAGATGCCTCTTCAGTTCTTTCTTCGAGTGGTGTTGCCAGTTGGGAACTTTCATCGTTCAAAAACTTGTTGCGAAACTCTTCAACTTGATTGATCACCTCTTTATCTACAGGAGGACCTGATTGAATTACTGGTGATAGTAGAGCAACTGAACCATTAGGACTTTTAATTCTCCAAACAGTTCTATTTCTCTCTGTTAATGACAGCAAAAAAGGCAAGTTTGCTACTGCTTCTTCTGCTGTAATGTCTTGAATGTCTGTCATGCTGTTGCGAAACAATAGGTAATCATATCAGAGTCTAGATGCGGATCATCATTGATGCTGTTAACAGTTTCAGCAAAACCTTCAGCACCTTCCTCATCAAATTTGAAAATCACATTTTGTTCATATCCCTCATCATCTACTAACTTAACAGAACGTTTCGAGAAATTAATAAAGATGTGTGCCAAATATGGTCGAAGATCCTTTTCCATGATAAATTCGTAATTACCTTCAGTATAAGGTATTTAGACAATTAAGTCAAGTGGCATTAGACACTTGATAGAGTGTCACTCCCTCTCTTGATAGTATATGAGTCTGGTATTATCTGTTTATATGATGCCTTGGTATTAGTGAGAGAAACATAGTAATCAGATGCTTTGGTTGGTTTCATCATAATCTCTACACCACCATTTACTACAGTTCTCTTACCAACAAGTTGTTTATTGCTTGTTGGTTTCTCTGTATTGATTAATTCTAATATATGTGGAGTGACTATTTGAATAGAACTTTCTGCATTGAAAGTTAGTTCTAATCCACTATTTGATTGCTGTTGATATGAATTTTCATATTGTATTCCAGTTATCTTAGATACAGTAGAATTTAATCTAAACTCAGAACTATGCATTTCTAGTGCAGCACCTACAATATTCATATCAACATCAGATCCAAATTTAATTGCATGTTTCTGTGTTGTATTTGTAGTTGAATCATACCCCTCAGCACTTAAGAAGAATCCTCCTCCTACTTCTAAATGACAGTTGCCAGTTATCTTAAGATGATAATCACCATCAATAGTTCTTGCGTAAGATCCATTTACTAATTTACAATCATCACCATGAACTTCTTGTGTTAATACACCTGCCCATGATATATGATCTGCTACTGTTGATCCAATATCACCTTTATTATTAGTCTGTTTTAGTCTATATGACTCAACTGCTGCTGTAATCTCTGCATCGGTAGCATCAGGATTGTCTTTTCTATATTGATCTCTTGCTTTTTTCTCTGCGTAATGTGAGTTGTTATACAATAAAGATGTATGAGTTGTACCATTTACTTTCTTTTGTACTTCACCCTGACGACCAGGTGTTCCCAAATACAATTCATAAGAACCATTGACATGATTCTTTGCAGAAGTTAGGTATGGATCTGCATCATCATATATGTCACTGAATGTAGTTTCTGTCTTTGTTTTATCTGTAATACCAACTAAAGGATACCATCCTAAAGACTTACTTGTATTGATAGGTCTATTGGATATTTTACTATCAAAGTCATTAATGAGTTGTATAATACTTGAAATATTAACAACATCATATCTAACTGCATCCTGTAAATGAAATATACCAGTTGACTTTTCCCACGCAGTAATTATAGTAGTTGCTTCTCCTACACCATTTACTGTTGTAGTAATAGATTTAGTTAGATCACCAATGTCTTTGATTATCTTAGCAACGTCTGTAATTATATTAGATGTAATAGTATCTACAGTATTAACAACAAATGTAGATTTATTTAAGGAATTAGAAAGATATTTGTCAAGAACATCTGTGACTGTCTTTAGTGGTGTAGCAGTATATGTTGCAATAGAAGCATCTAAGGCAACTGCTGATGTCAATACCTTTGTAATTGCTGTTTGAACTGAAGTTATTATATTGTATGGAACTCCTGTAGATAACAAGAGCATGTTTGCAAGTTTAAGATCTTCTGCTAGATTAATTAATGCTTGACGCATTGCAGAGATTACTTGAGCAAATAAAGAACCCAAATAATTATTGATATTAATTGTCAACTCTGCCTTAGTAATTAACTTACCACTTACTAAATCAAGATACTCTCCACCCTCTGCCTTGACTAGAGTAGCAGCAGTATTAGCAAGATCTTCTATGAGATATGATAGTTTATATTCCAATGTTTTCCAAGGACCACCAACACCATTCGCTGCAGGTATTGGTTGTGTAGGGTCTAATGGTTTGATTGGGTTAGCATAACTACCGTTTATGTCTTTAAATGATCCTATGTTTTTTGGAGATCCACTACCACCGATTATAGTTGTAGTTGAACCAGGTATTCCTACTGTATTGTTTGTACTTTGTCTTAATGGTGCTAATGGGTTTCCTATATTTTTATCGCCAGGATGTATAGCAGAACTATTAGGTGCTACACCTGTTGGTATTTTTTGATCTGTAAAAGCAAAGTCTCTTGTCTTTTTAGTTGCATCTGATTTATTAACTCTCATCACACCTAATACTATAGGCATCTGTGCATGTTCTCCATCCATGAAGAATCCCATAACAATAGCACCAGGTTGGAGTTGACCAGACGATTCTCCCTGTCCGTCATTTCCTGCCTGTGACGTATGTTGTAATACTGTTGCCCAAGGTAATGCAGTAGAAGGTAAGTCTGCTACTGTTCCTCCTTGAAAGTTTGTATAAAATCCAAGGATACGAACTTTTACCCTACCAAGTTCCATAGGGTCTTCGTTGTCTTCAACCTCACCAACCCACCAAAAGAAACCGTCTTTACCGACAAAGTTTACTTCTCTTTCGTTAAATATACCATCAATGGTCGATGCCATTTATTTACACAGTCTTTTTATTATTTATCCCTGTAATCGACTTCCTGTTCTCCAAGGTTTTATGATAACTGTTTCTTCTTTCATATGCATACGGATTAAGACCTCTTTCGTCTCAGTCATATGTTCTGAGTAAAAAATTACTGGTTGTTCGTTTAGTGCTGTTCTAGCGTCTCCACTCATATTGTTTTGTATTTGCTGATACTATTTTATCATGAAACCCTAACAAAACACCAATATTTTATAATGTTTTTAGGTTTCCTTAATAATATCTAGGATTTTGTCTAGTCATAGGTGTGATAAGAACCTTTACTAATAAGTTCAAATCTGCAGAAATCTGTTCATGTGTCTCTGCCATTCTACGATACCCACTACCAACGTACATTTGTCCTGCAAATACTGATACAGTAGCAAGTCCCCAGAACCAATAATAAAATTTACTTTTGACCTGTGCTCTTAATTTTTCTTTAATTTCCATAATGTTGAGGGATTAGGAGTAGGATCTGTCACTGGTGCTGTGCAAGCATTAATGCCGAAGGAAATGAAACAGATTAGGAGAACCCCAAACGACATTTCCTTTATCGTCAAACCCTTGATCCTTTGAAGTAAGTTTGTCACCATATAAATGTATTTCTGAAACAATACGATTGCCTCGTTCACCGAGGCATCTCGTACTATCTAGTTTACCATGCCACGATTCATCGTGAAACGTAAACATCATATCACATTCTTCATGTCTTGTCAAGTCAAGGCGATAGTTCTCCATGATACCTGTCGTGGAGGACGTTTGTACCCATTTATGTCTTTTATGTCTATATGGATTATGCTCTTGAGATCTATAAAAGTTCCTTGAAACAAAAAAATCCCCTTCTTTTTCCCATATTATCTCACATTGAGAAAAACAATGGGGATTACTTTGTGCTTGCTGTCTGTTGTGCCAATGACCTAAAAGATAGTCATCAATCGTCATAAATTAAACATTCTGGTTCATCAGGATGTAAGTCACAGAAAATTTCTAGTGCATTAGGATCATGATGATCTCCTGCTTCGATTTCTGCCTTATGATGCTCTGCATACTCTTCAAGTTCATGAAGTTCTGCTTTTGCATGTCTGCGTGCTGCAGGTGATGACATTGGATTTTCGATTAGATCTTTGTCGTATTGGATGTGTTGTTCTATTGTTTTCATATTGTACCTCTGTGATACAGAACTATTTATCTTAAAATTGAGTCTTTCATCAATTCTAAGTCTGTATTCATTATATCTTCAGTCATTGAATGCGTCAAGGTCTTTATCAGGTAACGCCCACTATACTTACGATCAATACTTGTACTTCTTCCAAATCCACCACCAGACTTAGCAATACTAGGAATTATAATGTCAATACCAGAACCAGGATACAAATCTAAATTACCAGGTATTCTGATTTTAAGATTGATATGATTGAGTGTTGCTTTCCGTATATACCTGTACGCTTGTAGTTCTGCAAGTTGCTCATAAGACGCTTGAGGATTATTCTGAAACTTAGGGTCAAATGATTGATTAGGCAAACCACAGTATCTAATTCTTTTCGGTTTGTACATATGATTTCTAACATCAGTATCCATATTAACCAATGGATTTACAGATTTACCTGCGTTTAAATGTGCCATTCTTGGCCATATATCTTCAAGACTATAATTATATGCTGTGCTTGACATATCTTTACTCAATCCCATCTTAGATGATGTAATTGATACAGGATCAAATCCAACACTATAACCAGAATATATCCCATGTCTCAAGTTTGTCATAGTTGTTGCCTCATCAGGAAATACAACTGAGTCAATCAAGAACTGATTATCAATAGGACTTTCTGTATTTTTTATATCATGAACATATTGATACATCTTTGCTTGTCCTGTGATAGGACTTGTTTCAGAGTTTTCCCTTTGTTTTTCTATGTCCTCAATCATTTTATCATATGATTTTGCATGAAATCCCAGAGAATTTTCAAAGAATACAAAACCATTCTGTAAACTACCACCTTTTTGTGATTTACGAATAGTTCTTAACAAGACCCAAGGTATAACATCAAATGGTCTCCAATTAGGTGCAATAAATGAATGTTCATTTAGTGTTTCCTCAGTAAAAAGTCTTTTTGAAGATCCAATATAATTTTTATCTTTTACTAATGTCTCAATAATATTTTCTGCTTTTGCATTATTATTAAATATAACCTCTGAATTACCAAACACATTGACAGATTCATTCTTCATGAACTCGTCACTATAACATTTAATAAAATATACTTCATTAGTTTGTCCTGCTCTTATCCTATCATATATCCCATATGACCTAAAGTAATATGTTCTATCTACTGGAAAACTTTGTATTTCTAACTTGAATACTTCTGTGCCTGTTAATGCACCCATTAAACCTGCTGCATCTTCAAATATAAACTCAGCTTCCATTGTATGCAATTCTATAGATTCATATATCTCCCAACCTCTACAAAAAGTTATTAGATCAAATGCACCTTCTTTGTTCTGTAATCTTTCACCATCTCTATACATGCTAAGACGATACTGTGCCTCACCAGGTCTGGATATTTGTATAGAACTTTTTCTTATTGTACTTGGCATAATTTAACCCATGACAGATTGGTTTTGGTTTCCTCTAGCACCAGAACCTCGTTTATTCTGAGCTTTTACTTTTTCTACCATTGATCTAGCAGCTTTCTGCATCTGAAGAACTTTTTGGTTCTCAGACTTAACCGTTGCTTGAACTCCACTATTATGTGCTTGAACTGCTGCTAATGCTGTTTGAATAGTTGCTTGAATCTTTTCATGCATAGCATTAGTAGCATGAACTCTCTCCTTTGCTGCTTTTTTATTGTAGTAATCTCTTTGTTTATCATCAGAGTTAGTATTTGATCCTGCACCTTGTGCTTGACTTACAGGAGATTGAGTCTTAGGTGCTTTAGATATTAAACTTTCACCATCTTTTTTGCTAGTTGAGAATGCTACACCTCTATTTCTTTCCTGTTGATTATTCTTTCTCTGGGTAGCCTCACTGTCTGTGATACCCATATTTTTCTTAGCATAAAAATCTGTAGCAGATTTACCATCATCTTTAGTATATAAACTATTACCAATCTTAAAGTTAGTTGAGAAAGAGAATTTATCATCATTATTAAACAGAGGAGTTTTTGTAAACAGGTCACCATCAATTAAATTCATATAGTTAGTTGCCTGTTCTTCGTTTGCACCTTTTTTGTATAAGAAGTTAGTTAGTCCTTCATTATCTTGTGCTAATGCAAAGGCATCTAAACCTTTCTTCTGATCACTAGATTTCATAAAAGCATCACTAATTTTAGTGTTCTCTCCTTTGCTAAGTAAATCCATAAAGAAATTACCACCAAAATCAGATTTTTTTGCACCTTTATCTGCAGCATCTGCTTGATTTAATACCTTCCTAATGTTTAATGCAGCATCACCTACAGATCCATCACCACCTTCTAGTGCATTCTTCATTATAGTCCTTTGACTATTTGCTACTGCCTGTTGTGAACCTACACCTGTAGTTTCTTCAGGTGTTTTAGGAGCAACTCCAACACCAATAGAATCTGGATATCCATACTTAGAAGGTCCTTTCTTTTCTTTCTGACCTGCAAACCACATACCCCACTTATCGTATATAACTTGTACAATCTTAAATGTATCAATCTGACCTCTTAAGAAGTCAGCAAGGTTTCTTAATCTTGCACCATAATCACCTGATCTATAGTCAGCAATGTTTAATCCCAATCCTTGAGAGTGGAAAGGTCCTCCACCTACAGGTTGTCTTCCACTAGGATCATATCCTTTTTCATTTGCAGCATTTTCTTTTGAGAATTTATTATTTTTAAAATTAGGATGACCATATACTGTCATTCCTCTACTCAACATTTGTCTACCAAGGATCTTAGCAGCTTTTATACCTCCATCTGGATCAGTGACACCCATTCCACCAGAGTAACCAGGATGATTAGCAGCATCTGCGATACGACCTGTACCTGCCTGTGTTCCCATGCCACTTATCATTTCTCCAATACTACCTGCAGTTCCATTGAAGTATGAGTTCATGAAACCACCAATAGCAGCTCCTGTCTTACCACCAATTAGATCTGCTATTGTACCACCAAAGTTTCCTGCAATATCTCTAAATTTAGATGCCCAGTTTCCGTCTCCTTTTAATATGTCACCTATTCCCATTGCAGTATTGATCCAACCACCTGCCTTAGATCCACCTAAGAAATTACCTGCAACACCACCAATACCTTTTATGATATCCCAACCAGTTGCCTTACCATTTTCACCACTACCACCACCTTGGAATATACCCATGATATTACCAATCGAAGCACCAGCTTGCTCATTACCAAACATCCTACCTATCATAGCAGCACCACTGGTTTGACCATCACCCTTAGTCAAGAAGTTTCCGATCTGACCCCATAAACCAGGTTTCTTAGTTGGTGAGTTAGTTTGTCCTCCTACTGGTTTACCATCCCATGCACTTGGCCATCCACTACCATGCGTACCAGTTCCAAATCCACCATCTCTACCTGTTCCAAAGTTTGCTTGAGTACCCATCCTTTGAGCACCACCCCAAGTTCTACCTTTTAATAGATTACCTGCACCTTTAAATAAACCACCTATGAACATCTCAGGAGGCATTGCACCTGACATACCCAAACCTGCAGCTGCTGCTTCATTATAAGCTGTTAAATATGGATTTGCTCTTGTTGCAGCATTATTGATAGGTATTACATATCCACCACCCTTTTTGTCACCTACGACTTTTTCAGTACCATGACCAATGAATGATGTACTTTTACCTCCATCCATTGAAACTGGATAACCAGTATCAGGACCTCTAATCAGACCACCCTGCTGTGGTACAATTCTTCCTATATTTGCCTTACCTATAGGTCCTCCCATTTTTCTTTCTGGGACTTCTTCTCCTCCTTCTTCTTCTCCTCCCTCTTCTGCTGCCTCAGCATCACCACCCATCACCATAGAACCTACAGTGAGTATACCACCAGTGATTAATGCACCTTTTGTAAATCCTGGTGCTCTGCGTAAGAATTTTGAACCTCCTAGTCCTCCTCCATGTTTAAGTGCTTTTAAACCTCTTCTTGCTCTTAGTGCGTTTCTAAAATTAAACAGTGCATTATTAAAACCTTTGAAGATCATACCGATCTCCTTCATAGTTTTACCTATCCTAAGAGGATTTAACCACTTAAGTCCTACAACTATGGCACCAAACGCTACTATACCCTTGGCAAACGCAAGCACTCTTTGCCAAGTGCTCATATTTTCACCACCCCTCAATGCTTTTGCAAGACTATTGATACCTGTAACAAAAGCACTAGCAATAAACGAACTAATTGCCTTGAATACTCCATATATTATTTTAAACGTATTTACTATCGTCTTTTGATTTTTCTCATCTGCCAACCATTTCAAGACAGGTATTCCAATTAACATTTTGAAGAGAGCACCAAGCATCTGCAACAAACCTTTTAGGAAATTAGGTGCTTTAAATGCTTCTAATAATTTTCCTACAAATGTAAATTTTTGTTTTTTGACTTCTGTATATTCTGGTTCAAATTCTGTTGATTTCTTTGCTAGTGCTTTTGCACGTGCTATTTCTATCGCTTCTATCTTAACAAGACTCCCTGCTATACCATTAACTACTCCACCAAGTTGGTTTATTGCTTCAACTTGTTTTGTTTGTATACCTATAGTTGCCTTTTCTTGTTTCTTTGCATCACTAGCCGCAGCTATCCCTGTTGTGGAGACAAACTTGTAAATATTAATTTTGGTTGGTGAGACGTTCATACTTAGTATTTATTGCCCTCCAACAGGAACTGCTACTTTAATAGGAGTCAATTTCTCAATAATCATAGGCATAGGAATAAACTCTAACTGAGATTGCATCGCATATGCTTTTGACATTGAATTTGATTTACTATCTAAGTGATTACTACGTGAGTTTGTACCTCTATTAGTAAATATACCCAATGCCTCAGGTTTAACACCTAATTCAGGTGCCATACCTCGAATACCCTCCATAATAGCATTAGGTCCACCACCTGATATCATACCAGTCACTGTCTTAAATATACCACCAAATCCCATTCTCTCTGCTACATCACCAAACAAACTCAATGGAGAGAATCCTGCACCATCCATACCTGTCACTCCAAATGATCCTAATATACCACCTAAACCAGGTATTCCACTTATTATACCTCCTATTCCAGGAAATTTATTCATAAATCCACCAATACCACCTAAGAAGTCTTGGAAACCTTGAGGTAAGAAACTGGTAAGACTACCTAGAGCACCAGATATACCACCAGTCATAAATCCACCTATTGCTTTACCAAATGGATTATTAGACATGAAATTACCAAAGGCAGAATCAGCACCAAAAGTTTTAGGGAAGAATCCACCTAATGCACCTAGACCACCAGTGATACCTCCCATGATATCACCAGACGCAAATGCAGATACAGCATTCGCTGCTTGCATGAATGGCATAATTGGTGCTAATGCAGGGATAAATGGTGCTGCTACACTTAAGATAGGCATAGCAACCTTTGCTATAGAACCTACAACGCTACTTACAGTATTAACAACACCTTTTACAACATTAGTAACACCTTTAAATATCCTTTTAACAAATCCAAAAAGGTATTCTGGTGGTCTATATCCACC